ACCCTCCCCGGCGGATCCATCACCGCGGCCGATACCCAGAAGGTGTTCACCAACCCGAGCACCGAGGGACGGTGCTGGTATAACGTCGCGGGCTCCACCGCCCCGGATTTCTACATTGTAGTTACCGGCCTGGTCTCACGCCGCGCCACATAGGCTCATGAGTGAATTTGCCGGCCGCATATCGAGGCCGCGCCCAGAGCGGGCGGGCGTTTGCAATGCCACCCGGCTGGCCACCCGCCTCCCGAACGGCCTCCCGCCGGCCGCGGAGAATGACTATGCGCTCTCCCTGAATGGCGTCGATCAGTACGTCGATTGCGGCACGGGAATCGGTGACGACCTTGGAGACAACTATACTGGCGACCTGACGGTCTCGCTGTGGTTCAAGGCGGATATCACTAGTGGTGACGATGGGTTGTTTGATTTCGGTCCTTTCGACGGCAACAACGGTGTGTTCAGTATGTCGGTTCGCGCCAACCTTCTCCGGTGTAATCTGAACCATAGTGCGTGGAAGCGAACAGTTGCGTTCACCGACACTGCAAATTGGCATCATGTAGTCTGTGTCTATGCGGCTGGAAGCGAGGCGAACAGCAAGATGTATTTAGACGGTGTGTCGGTTGGAACAACCGTTGGCACCTTCCCTTCTGCTGAGGATATGGACTTTGCTGGGTTGCAAAACACTATTGGAGGTTACGATAGGGATATCTACGTCTTCAACGGCAACATCGACGAGGTCGCCGTCTGGGACTCGGCTCTGTCGGCAGCACAAATTACGGCCATCTACAATGGAGGGACACCCCAATCTCTCGCCCCATACAGCCCAACTTCATGGTGGCGGATGGGAGACGGCGACTATTATCCCACCCTTAAAGATTCGTCAGGCAATGACTATGATGGCACCATGACAAACATGGAATCTTCCGACATAAGAGTGGATACACCTTAAAAATAAAAAAAATATGAACTACAATAACAGACATTACATGACCCTTCCCTTTTCAAGCGTTACGGAGGACATGATGGATGCGGCGATGGAGTCATCCTTCGACACCTTGCGCCATTCCGTGGAGGGAGAGGGAGTAGATAGGGTTGTCTTAAAATACGAAGGCGAAAGGCCTGCGGTATTTAATGGGATTACTACCTATACCCATGCAGAGATACTTGAAATCATGAGTGGTCCTGATTGGACCCCGCCTGACCCTCAGCCTCCGTCTTAAAGGTTATCTAAAAATTTGAATTGTGTAAAAATTAAATTGACAATCGTTACAAACCAAATATAATACAAAAATATGAAGACACTATTGTTTAGTCTCCTAACCGTGCTGGGCGTTGCTTTTGGTAACGCGGGTGTTGCTATCACTGATCTCTTGGGGAGCGTTTCTCCAGAGCTTAGCGTTACCTATAGCGACTTATCGACTCATCGTGGCGTAGCTACGAGAGAAGACTCTGTTGCTTTTTCTGCCCTCGTAGGCGTTCCAGTTGAAGGGGCGCATATCTCTGTGGGTGTTGACCTTCATGATGTTGATGGCGATACAGAAAAAGACTGGTCTGTTGCTTATGCTCGCCCCGTTGAGATTTTTGGTCAAAGTTTGGGTGCTAGGATTCATCTCCAGAGGATTGATTCCTCTCATGGAGGTTGGGAAGAGGTTGGTCTTGCGCTGACTTACTCTCATGATATCGCTGACCTCACGACTACGGTGTGGCACGAAGCTGATTCGTCTGGTCCTTATGGGGTAGAAATCATGGTTTCCCGTGACTTTGCTACTCCAGTGGCGAACCTTACTATTACTCCTTTTGCGGCAGCTCATATTGCTGACGAATATGATGGAGTAGAAGCGGGGATCGCAGCTACTTATAAGCTTGACAATGGTCTTTCCCTCTTCCTTAAGGGGGCTTATAACGATAATGACCTTGACTCTTCTAGTGCTTATTCATTAGAGCACGACTGGTCGGTTGGTGCGGGAGTTTCTTTTAAGTTCTAAACCAAGTCATTAAAATTAAAATCAAAATTAAAGCCCCCTCATGGGGGGCTTTTTTTTATAGAAAGTGTAATTAGTTAAACATGGAACCTGAAAAATCTATTATAAAAGAGTTTCTTAATGGAGGGTGGTTGGTTCCTTTAATCGGTGCTGCCGCTATGTTTGCCAGACTCTTATCTGGCAATGACCATCTGTCTGTTAAGCAACAATTCAAAAGAATTGCAACCGCCGCCATTGCAGCAGGGATTGCTTGGTTTGTTTTGGAACAAACAGAGGTATCCTCTCTTATGAAGGCAATAACTTATGGGATAATTGGCGTAGTAAGCCCAGAGGTAATTGGGGGAGTGGTCCGCTTGGGTCAGCGGTTTGAAAAACGACCGTTAAAATTCCTCAAAAAGAAATGAGACCGAAATTTATAGTTTACTGTTTGGCTGCTATTTCTTTGATATTTGGCTGGAACGGACTTCTTCTTGTTGAGGACGTAGAGGCAATGATTGAGGCAGAAAGGACGGCCCTCTGCTACACAGAGAGCCAGCTTCTTTTACTTAAGGAAAAAGCATCTACATTTCGCGACTTTATGATTCTAGCTGTTGTTTTACCGATTGTGATGTCTCTGTGCGCTTCGTTTAGTAAAAAATGTGGATAATATATGAATTTTAAAGGTAAAAAAGAAGTGGTAAAAGCCGTGCAGAGATTGCTCGGCGTTTCTGCTGATGGGGCGGATGGGCCAGTAACTTGGAATGCTATTCTAGCTAAATTATCCACAAAAGAACCCGTGGTTTTGGGCGGCACCATATCTGAAAAAATGGTGGCCTTGGCTCGGGAAGAGATAGGAGTATCTGAGGTGGATGGGAGCAACTGCGGACCTAGGGTAGACGAATACAAGGCTGCGACATGGCTAGATGCCGACAAGGGCTGGCCTTGGTGTGCGGCCTTTATATGCTGGCTTGTGCGCGAGGCTATAGAGGGCGAAGGGGTAACTTTCTCAAGGCCTCAGACAGCGGGTGCTTGGGATTTTGAAAACTGGGCGAAACAACAAGCGGCAGAAGGAGTTAACCTTCGCAAACCTACAAACGAAGATATTAAAGCTGGCGATATTGTTATATTCACCTTCTCTCACATTGCTCTTGCCGTAAAAGACGTAGATTCTAGTGGCTACGTGAAGACTATCGAGGGCAACACAAATGGGGCAGGCAGCAGAGAGGGAGGTTCTGTGCTAGAAAAAAGAAGGCACGTTTCTAAAATTAGGAGTCGAATAAGAATTCTTTAGACCTTGACTCTTTTCTGATATATAATACCTTATATCAGTCCGATGCAAAAGCAGAGAATTAAAGTAAGCAGGTATGACATCTTTGATTATGTCGTAGGTAATTCTATTTTTGGCCCTATTGAAAAATGTATAGACCCTACAAAGTATGAGGTCTTTGACACTTTTATTTATGACAACCAAAATAAGAAAAACTTATCACAAGGAGAAAAGTATTGTCGATTTGAGAGGGAGGTTGAAAAACTAAAGAGTAATGCTCGATCCATGCAGCCTAATGAAATAGATAGATTGTGTGAGGAGCTTGAGGAAATTGCCCCTGAGTCCATTGAATTAATTTAGCGGGCATAGTTCCCTTCAAAATTTGGGTGGTGTAATGTATGTCACAAGCATATAATATATATTATGGACGCTATTATTCAGTTAATTCAAGATAATCCTTGGTGGGGCGTGGTTGCCACTGCAATCGCTTTCGCTTCTGCTATTACCGCAGCAACTCCCACCCCTAAAAAGGGTAGCTTTTGGTCTAAGGTCTATGGTCTCATCGACTGGGCAGCCTTAAACATTGGAAAAGCCAAAGACAAGGGCGAATAAGTCCTTGATTATTATTGTTGACGCGCTATAATACTCTAGATGAGTATTGAGCCTGTTTTTAGTCGATTAGAAGCTCACCCTAAAGGCTGGGGTGATGAGCTATGGATTACCAACAATGAAAAATATTGTGGTAAAATCCTTAGATTTAATAAGGGAGCTTCTTTCTCTATGCATTATCACATAAAAAAAGAAGAAACTTGGTGCGTTACTAAGGGAAAATTAAAGTTGGAATATTTTGATCTTGAGAAAGCAGAGAGATTAGAGAAATATTTAGAAGAGGGGGCCGTTGTTCATTTAAAACCCTGTATTCCGCATAAGCTGATAGCCCTAGAGGACTCTCATGTTTTCGAGATAAGCACTCAACACTTTAACGAAGATTCATATCGGGTGGAGAAAGGATCTTCTCAGAAATGAAGTTTCTGGTAATGGGGGAGACTTGTAGCGATAGGTTTTGCTATGGTAGCGCCCAAAGGCTTTGTCCCGAAGCTCCTGCTCCTGTGTTTGTCCCAGATGGGGGGATTGAAAATCTGGGGATGGCGACCAATGTATACGCGAATATGGTGGCGCTTGAGAAAGAGACAAATAAAGGCACCCCCTTTGAAAATAAAATAGATTTATTTACCAATGAACCAGAGGGGTTTAAGACCAGATACATTGATTCTTCTTCAAATCAAATGTTTTTAAGGGTAGATACTGACAGCTATCCCCATTGCGGGGAGCTTCCAGAGAATATAGAAGATTATGATGCCGTTGTAGTTTCAGATTATAACAAAGGATTTTTAAAACAGAGAGACTTGGAAGAGATTGGGGGGAGGGCAAAATTATCTTTTTTAGATACAAAGAAAAAATATAATTCAGACTGGGAAAGGCTTTTCACTTTTGTAAAAATCAATGAGAAAGAATACATTGAAAATGACTGGAGGTTTAAGTGTGATAATTTGATAATAACAAAAGCCGAAAAGGGCTGCTATTTTAAGGGCAAAGATTACCCCATCAAGCACCCCTCGGAGGTGAGGGACGTTTCTGGGGCGGGAGATACATTCTTAGCGGCCTTTGCATATTCCCTTACTTTAACTTTAGACGCAGACACCTCAATTACTTTCGCCCAAGATCGGTGCCAAAGGGTTATCAGAAAGAAGGGTGTAGCTACTTCATGAATCATGATAAAATATTTTCCTTTAAGGAGATAAAACAGGAGCGGCAGACAGCAAGACAGCTTGAGTCTTGCGGTATGAAGAAATTTTTTATTTTTACAAATGGATGTTTTGATTTATTTCATGCTGGTCATGCGAGCATCCTTTATTCAATGAAGAATGCTTGTAGCTTAAATTCTAAATTAGTGGTGGGCATTAATGGAGATAAGAGTGTTAAAGCTCTGAAGGGAGATGATAGGCCGATAATTTCTGCTAAACAAAGAGCCTATACAGTTGCCTGCCATGAGGCAGTTGATTATGTTTTTATTTTTAATACAAAAACAGTGGCTAAGCAGTTAAGGGAATTGCAGCCAGATTTCTGGTGCAAGGGAGGTGATTATGACGAAGACTCTTTAAACAAATTAGAATTAAAGGCTAAGGGGAATACTATATTAAAAGTAATTCCTTTTGTTGAAAATATTAGCACAAGTGATATAATCAGAAGAATTAAATAAATGAACGCAGAATTCGGACGAATAGAAATAAACTTTTTAAAAGAGGAAAAGCAAGTTAGCGCTTTAGTTCCTATTGGAGATCAAACGTGGGGAGGGACAATTGCAGGTCTTCAGAAAGATGAATTTAATTTTTTCGATTTGAAGCCTAAAGCGGGAAGCCACATTATTGATTTTGGATGTAACGTAGGGATTATTTCTTTAATGTGTGCGACGATCTATCCCGAATGTCACATACACTCTTATGATCCTTGCGAAACTTGTATTTCCTTACTTAAACAAAGCTGTGAAATTAATAAAATTAACAATTTAACTTGTTATCATTCTTGCGTGACGGCTTCTTCGAAAGAAAAGGTGGAGTTTTCGCACGAATCTGTTGGCCCCACTTGTTTCGTAGCAAGTGATTTAACCTCTGTAGAAATCCATCCACATACAGGAATTAACGTTAACAATATCCACATAAAAGATATTTTATCGTCTATGGATAATATAGCTTTTCTAAAAATGGATATTGAGGGGGGCGAGTGGGAAATATTTGATTATTTATACGAAAATATCCCTAACTTTCCTGAAACGATAGAAAGGGTTCATATAGAAACTCATGGCGAAAAAGAGAGGTGTAATAAACTTATAAAGAAACTTCGTTCTTCTTTCCCAGACAAAAAAAATATGATAAGGTTATGAAAATGCTAAGATACATAGTAGATATTGACGGCACGATTTGCACATATAAGAAAGGAATCCCTTATAAGGATGCTACCCCCCTAAAGGGAAGAATAAAATTCTTTAATGATCTATATGAACAGGGTCATACAATCATTTACTGGACAGGAAGG